GATGTTACGAGCTAATTCTACTTTCTCTTTAAGTAAATTAATTCTTTCTTGGTCATAGATAATAGAAGGAGTTGTTAAACCTAATTCAAAGTTTGTTAATCCTTCGTTATTATATCCCTGAGAATATAAGTGAACCAAAGCAATTTTATATAATTCAGATAATATAATCTTTTGAATACGTTCTACAGTACGAGCAAAACGAATATCTTCGGCTGCTAATGTTGCTTTACCACTTAAATCTTTATCATATCCAAAGAACGCTTTAGGTACTTTAAGAGCAGCAATCATTTTATCTCTTAAGTACATAACGTCTTGAATACCATCATATTCTAATCCTTTTGTAGTTTCAATTTTAGTTGTTGCATCATTACCACGAACAGGAATATAAAAATCCTCCATCATGTTTTGCATGTTGAATTTTAAGTTATATTGGCCTGTTTGAGGATCAATATATGGAGTACGTTTCATTTTAGAAACTGTTTTTTCCATAAATGCATCAATTTCATTGGGTGGTATATTACCAACATTCATGTAAAATACGCGCTTTTCAGGCGCTCTAACAATACGATGTACAAGCATCGCATCTTCCATCAACACCATTTGTTTATACGATTTACGCGCAGGTTCAATATATGAACGTCCATAAGGTAAATAGTTAACATCTGTTAGTAAACGGAAGTGAGCTACTTCATAATTATCAAAATAAATAGCATTGTCACCTTGTTTATTCATATAAGAATATCCTGAGGCCATTGATCCACCTCCTGATAATCCATCAGGATCAAATTTAAATCTTACTGAAGATGGGCTTTTAGCATCAAATCCTTCTTCTCTAATAATATTATATGCTGTATAAGGGATAACATTGTACACACCATATTTTTCAGCAATTTCTAATTTTAAGAAAAAATCACCATATTTACACATTTGGCGAATCCATGCCCACAAATTAAATTCAATGTTTAAAACATCATAAAATAAGTTATAAAGGATTTTTTGTATATCATCATCGCTAGAACGAATTTGAAGTACTTCTCCCATATCGTTCTTTAAAGTACATTCATCCGAAATAATGTCTAATGTAGAGGCAATAATAGAATCTGTATCCATAGCCTCATAATCAGAATATAATTGGGTTCTTAATGTTTGGTAATTAAGTGCTGGGTTATAGATAGGAGCAGCGCCTGTTAAGTGTAAGCGAGAGAAACGGTCAATTAATGAGTTAGTTTCAACTTGCCCAGATTGCTGGATTTTGTTAACATCTATAATTTTGAGTTCATCTCCCCCGATGTTTCGTACTATAACATCGGTTGAAAATAATCGTTTGAGTCGCGTAAATAAACTGGTATCTGCCATTTGTGTTTGTTATAAATATTTAGAGAAGCCAAGTAATATCTTCGTTATCCGTTCCTACATTCATGCTCCACGGATTATCTCCGTAAGATGTTTTAGGTGAGTAGACTCCAGAGGTATTCATTTGGGTTGCTTTGAATGAGTTAAGAGATGCTCTTGTTAAATCTTGTGACTGTTGTTGGAATCGTAATGATGTATCTCTTAAATACATTCCGATACCAAAAGCCATTACTAAATCATCATTATATCCTCCTTGTGCCTCTGCTCTTCCATTCCTCCAAATAAACACTTTCATTTCCTCTAATAATCTTTTTGATTGGATTACTACAGAACGATCGCCGATATATTCTCTAAATTTATTTACTACTAAAGGACGGGATTTTAAAGACATAGTAAAACCAGGAGTTAAATTAGGATTATTTTCATATCTTTGAAAATACGACTCAACTGTTAAAGTATCACCTCCTTTTGGAGAGTAATATAGATTTCTATATCCTCTTTCTAAAATAGCCTCTATTGTTGACCACCCAATAGATGAGTTTTCAACCACTAATAGGGCTTGATTATATTCAGTGGCAATACCCACTAAAAAGTATCCAAACTCTTTAGTAGACATTTGCCCTTTATACTCAGCAACTTGTACATTTGTTGCTGAATCCATAACGTGGAAAGTCGAGAAGTCTTTTCCATCACCTCTAGCTACGTCTGCTACTACCATATACTCGCGTGTATAGTCTGCAGGTTCCCATACCCAAAGATTCTGGTCGGCTCCTCTCCTTTCAAGTGGTTCTCGTATTGTTGTTTCTCTTATAAACTCTAACCATTCAGAATAAAATACTACATCACCGGATGTACTAAAATCGCAATCACATTCCTGTGCTGATAGTCGTGGATCACCTAGTAATTCATCTTGGCGTTTTCTCCAAACCTCATCTCGTTCAGGGTGAACGAACCAGGGTAATCTAATAGGAAGAAAATCATTTTCCTTCGCTTCTGCTCTTACCCACGTTTGATGGAACCAGTTTCCAGTTCCATACGGTGTTGAAAGTACAATTGCTCCACCACCTGTGGCTAATGTTTGTTGTGCTGATGCCCATATTTCTCCAATGTTTTCAATGAATGCGGCCTCATCTATAATCAACATAGAAACAGCTTCTGATCGACCTGCATCGCTAGAGGCTGAAGTTGCTTTAATTTGAGAACCATTATTTAATCTTAATGTTAATTTACTATCTTCTATTGGTTTATCTTTTTCCCTTAACCATGAAGGTAAACTATCATACATAAAACGTACTTTTGTAACCATGTTTTTAGCAGTATCCTGCTTGGTTGCAATACAAAGGACGTTTTTATCTTTATGGAATAACATCAGCCACAGCGAATATCCTGCGGCTAATGTTGAGATACCCAACTGTCTTGACTTCAAGATAATGGAGTATGGGTTATCTTTCCAAAGATTTAATACTTTAGCTTGGAATGGATATAAATTAAATAATACTCTACCACGTTGAGGATGCTGTATATTACAGTATTTCCTCATAAAGTGAGCAGGGTCTTGTACACATTTAATGTACTCCTGCTTAATAATTTCTCTATAGTCTACGTTTTCACTCATAGTGTAACTAATAAACTGCTAATAATAGATAGTATAGCAACACCATATGCTACTCTTCTACCTGCTTTAACAGTTTTTAATTCTTTGTCATATAACCCAATTTGTTTACTTTTATTGTCAATAATCTGAGTGTAATTTAATTCGTTTTTCTTGTACAAATCAATTTGATTATTTTTATTTTTAATTAAAGTATCTTGTTGAGAAACAATAACACTTAAAATAGTAACTGAGTCGCGAGTAATTCCGATTTGGTTTTTCAGATAATCTTTTTCTGTTTTAACTAGTAGTGCTTTTTTTAATGTAGCACAAGGTACACAGCATTGAGTATCAATCGAAAGCGTTTGTGAACTCGCGTACGAGGACAGGATTAGACATAGTGTCAATACGATTATGTTCTTCATTGTATAATTTCTTATAAATATTTGCTTTACTGTTTAACTCACCTAATTTAAATTTAGTACTTTGAATTTCATTTTCTAATACCTCATTTAATGAGTCGATGCGATTGATAAGTTTTTGATTATCATCAATTTTAACTAATAAAGAATCATTAGCTCGATTTAACGAGTCTATTTGAGATTGAAAGTTGGTCTTATTTTGTTTAAGACCTAAGTTAATAACTATTAGTGTAAGTGGTGTTACAATAGCTAAGGTAATGATGCTTTTTTTCATATAACTAGTTTTAATATTTTAAATAAAATCTACAGGATCGTCAGATGTACCTAATTTAGGTTTACGAGTTACTCTCCTAGCTTTAGATATTTCAGCTGATTTTTGTTGTGGTGTTAGTCTAGTAGGGTCACCAGGTACATCAATAGTACTTTCATACATGGCTTTTCTGATGATTTCTCTTAATTCTCTAAGTGTCATTATCTTAATTTTTTAATAAGATCAGCTGCTCTTTTCTTCTTATCATTAATACCTTCTTTAGCCTCACGAAATTCATTCATAGATAATTCTAAGTCCTTAATGCTTTTTTCCATTTCTTTAATGGCTTCAGCTGCTTTTCTATTAGCGGCAGGACTTTTTGCATACACGCCTAATACACTTTTAGGATCAATGTCATCAAATACAGTCATTTCTTTTACAATTTCTGCTTTGGTTTGTCCTTTTTTAGGTTTTTGTACAACGTAGAATGAACCAACTTCATCTACAGGTTTTACTTCTTCTAATACATCTTCGCTGATAGCCTCAACGATTAATTTGCGTAAATCAGATAATTTCATGATTATAAATATTAGAACTTTATTGTTTCTAATACTTTCTTAATCCGCTCATCAGTTGTACCTGAAATTGAGGTAAATTTGCTAATTAGTGGTTTATAAGTATTAATAACATAGTTAATTGTTTTATCAATTGCTTGTCTATAGTCAGCATCTGTGGTACGAACACCATTATCCTCAATATTAACACCTTCAGGTGATACATAAAATATGTAATCATATTCGGAAATAAGTAGTTTAGCATAGTTTTCAAATCTATGTTTGTCATTATGGTAAATAGATGTAGCATTTAAAGTAAATGCCAATACATCAATTACTGTTCTATCAGTAATAACTTTATCATAAAGTAATTCAGTACAACGTTCTGCTAAAAAGATTGTTTGTCCTTTTAATGTTGAATCAGTATTCAATGGAATACCTAAATCGCGTAAATATTTTGAACGTTCAGTTGCAAAATGATAACCTTCAAATTGTGGTAATTTACTTAGTTCATTTACTAATGTTGATTTGCCAACGCTCATTGTTCCACAAAAACCTATTTTCATAATCTATAATATACAAAAGAAAATTTAATTTTCCTAATCTGTAGTAAAATTATTGAACCATGATCTAAAATCTTTTATTAGTTCTTTTAAAGTCATATTTTTATAACTATCAGGTTCATCATAATCTATAATATCATTTAAATAACTATTTAAACCATCATTAAATGTTTCAGGTGAATCAAATAAATCTTTAAAATATCTAAATGGTAATTCTTTTTGTAATTTATCCCAATCAATATAATAAAAACCATCTTCACCATCTTCTCCCGGAGATACAATATCAACTGGTCTATTTAAATTAGATAATCCGGTATTGCCTGGTTGGAGTTTCATAGGTGAAGGACTGATAATTCAAATATAACCATATCTTCATCATAAACATCACTATGTTCCTCAACATATACTAAATAAAATAAAATATTATACTTAGTACCATTATAAACAATATCAAAATCCGCTATACCACTTTGACCACGGCCACTATCGTTATCGACAGGTAATGATTTTAGGTATTTAACAAATTTAGGATTTACTTCACTTACTGGGATTGAAACAACTTCATATACATCTTCAAAATCAGGTTGAGTTTGGTTAACTAAATCTGTAGCTAGTTGTTTAGGGGTTGTAAGTCCTGTATTTTTAGGGGTAGCTTTGATTTCATCTAAACGAGAATTTTCGGTAAGTTTGTTTTCTACTAAAAATTGTTTTAAGTTAAATGAATCCATTATATTACTTCTTTTTAGCTGCTGGCTCAGGTTTTTTAGTTAAGGCAGCTTGTAATGCTTTAACCATGTTTTCTAAAGCATTTTTTTCTTCAGCTGAGAAATCATAGTTGCCTTCCTTAAACTTAGACATAGCATTTTGGAAGTAACCGGTTTCGGTTTTAGGTCTTCCTTTAGCACCAGGTACTGATGGTTCTTTACTGTATTTAGCTGGTTCAGTTACA